CCGGTTTGCTGGACGGTGAGGGTAAAGACATTGGTCTCCCGGTGAAACGTCAAGATAGTAAATCCAAGTTGGCTTAAGTCAACTGGTATATCATTCCCTTCTAATAATCTACTAAGATGTAAAAAGAAATGGCTACTCAAGTAAGAGTAGCCATTTTATGTTGTTATGAATTTGCCCAATTATTGTTATCATCCGGGTCAATTCCATTCTTCCTAAGATACTTGTTTGTGTAAATTTTATATTCTTTCGGATTCAAACCGTAATCCACCAAATCAGTTGTGAAATAGTCATTCTTAAACTGTTTTAATTCCTGTGGGTCATAACTGCGGTAATCCCAACCGTTCACAATCTTATTAGTTGTCTTATTAATGGCAAAATGAGAATAGTTCTGATTGTTCCTAAAAAGTTTACTTTCTCTTAATTTGCTTTCAAAAGCATTTCTACTACCATAATGTAAATCCGTTAATTTGTGATTGAAGTTGTTAATCTTATTTATACATTCACCAACTTCTTTCCATATTTCAGCAGACTTTTTCTTATCATCAAGTACGCTTCCTTCAACTTTACTGACATAAATATAGCCATCATCATTCATATCAACTATGATATACAAGTCACCGAAATCTACGTAGGCACAATATCTGTCAATATCACATGTCACATAATTTGAACAATTACCGCACATTTCATGAAGAATCCTTAATATGATTTTATCATTATCCCAGATAAAATGATATTCCTTTTCTTCCTCTTCAGTTTCGCCGGCATCATCACTGTTATCAATCTCCATCAAACCCTCATTTACAAGCCTTGTAATAGTGTTCTCCATTACGTTAATAGCATCTTCCTTACTGATAGTTTTCTGTTCTTTGCTCTCGTTTCTATTAAGGCAGATTTGTGCGAAACCTTGCATTATGCAACGTGCAATGTATTCGTCGTTTTGGGTTGTTATAGGGCATGGAATAAGTCTTTTCTTACCTTTGAATGCAACGGTTATTTTATCCTCACCTTGCCAATATGCCTTTAATATATTATCCTCTGTAGGCACATGGAAATTATCTTTAAGAATCGGTATTTCCAATTCACCCTTGTTTTTGAGATTGAATATTTCGTCTTTTACTTCTCTGAATATATCATGTGCTGAAATTTTAGTCATTGTTATGAAATATATGTTTATTATAAATAGTTTGGATTCTTGTAAATATATCTAATAAGACCACAATCCCAAATTTTGTAATACCCAAGTTTTTCGGTCATTTCTCGTTCAGTCATTGTTAATGGAAAACCGTATTTGTTATGTAATATTTTCTTCCGAAAACCGAATTTGTGATATCTTTCTCCATGACCGTTTGTGTATCTGTAATCAGGACCAAGGTAAGAGTCAATTTTAAAACCACATTTTATATATACGTTATGTTCCGGTTTATATTCCCATCGTCTATCTAGAAATGTTTTAACTTCTTTACAATTATAATGCCTCAAAAAATATTTAAACATTTTAGAAGTCATACCTTGTATAATATAATCACAATCATTTGATGACCTAATTAATATCCATTCATCTTTGGCTTTTTCTTTCATAAAAGACATAACAGATACTAATTTATTTTCATAAAAACCACCAATGTATAATGTTGCTTTACTATATCCTTGTATATGGTTTTCATTAAGAAAATCTTTAGCGGTTTCTTTATCTATTTCTCTTATAGTACATTTTCTTGCGGCTATTTTTGGTAAATCACTGTTAACATTTAATATATGTTTAATTTTGGTAAGCAATGCTTTTTTATGATAAAGATATTCATCTTCGAAAATATGAAACAATGTGATTCCTTTAGATTCACACATTTGTTTTTTATGTAAATGATATAATTTATCTTTATTAAATAATTCACAATGCCATCTTAGGCCATCAAACTCAAAAGCAATTTTCTCATTTGGTAAATATATGTCTAATTCTTTTCCTTCTAAAACAGTGTGATTACCCTTTTCAACCTTAGTATCTGGTTTTGATTTTTTTATAATTTCGATAATTTCATCCTCACCATTTGATAGATGATTACCACATTTAGGGCAACCTTTGCCGGCTAAAAAATTATCTGGCATAATGTTAAATATCCCATGTATTTTTCCATTTGAATCTGTTTTATTACAGAATATTTTTACTTTAGTATGAGTATTAACGTAATCAACATATTCATAGGAATAATCATCATCGGCATGAATAATTTGACTTTTACTAATAAATTCTTCTGTTGTCGATGATTGTTTTAACACTTGTCTCCTTCTTCCTATTTCCGGATGCGTACATCCTTTCAAATGCACAACAGGTTCCTGCCAAAACTCACCATATTCTGTGCCATCAGGACGTAAATCATGTGATATGATTTTAACTTTCACATGCATGCCTTTATATTCGACTTGTGAATAATCAAGATTCTCACCAGCATGAACTTTTTTAAATCTTTCAATTATTTCTTCTTGTTTGGATTGTTTAGAGGCTGAAATCCTCATACCACGTTTATCAGGATGTTTTTGACCTTTTAAATGATTCCAAGGTGTTTGCCAAAACTCACCATATTCTGTGCCATCAGGACGTAAATCGTGGTCTATAATTTTTACTGGTGTTCTGTTGTCTTTATATTCGACTTGTGAATAATCAAGATTCTCACCAGCATGAACAATTTTTGCTTTCTCAATAAACTTGTTTTTTCTTTCTTCTACTGTAGCCATTATCGTTAATTTTCTGCAAATATACTATAAATATTTGAAACTACCAAATATTATTTAATTAAATAAATGCATTTTAAGAATTTTTAACTTATGAAATTAATAAAGACACGAAATTGAACGGTTTACTATATTTTTAGTATCCTTTTATTGGTACAAAAATAAAAGGATTGAAACAAGTCCAATCCTTTTAAATATTGTGTTTGTAAAATATTGATAATCAATAGATTAACGGAGTTCGTTGATATCCCAATGTACAAGACCATCACACTTGATAGCACCGTAGTAACGGTTGTTCACAAGTTTCTTAGCGTAACGAGTTGCAATTCACTTTACCGGAGCAAAGTTAAATGGATTGTACATTGTTGGTGTCAAAGCCATAGGAATATATGGAGCATAGATGTAACCTGTGTCAAGAAGTGATGTACCGTGGTGTCCCATAATCAATGACCAGTGAGGTGCGTATGGGTCAACAATCACTTGATAACGGCCTTGAAGTGAACCAATCTTCTCGATACCCATATTGTACTGCTCACTCTCAGCACTTGCGTCTGTCACGTGGAAGTACTCAAGGTCATTCAATACTGCTGAAATCTCGGCTGATACAACGATGAAGTTAGCACCACCACGAAGAGTTGATTTCTGAATCTGTGCTGAAATCATGTTAATCTTGGTCATAAGAGTCTGGTTCCAGTCTTTCTGTGTGTAAACAGTTGATGGAGTACCAATTCTCTGCCAACCGTTGTAGTCCCAACGTGCCTGCCAAGGAGCGGCTTTACGAATATCACGAAGAATCTCACGGTCAATCTCGGCTGCAATCTGCTCTGAGAGGATTGCTGTCAACTCTGCCTCTGCGTCGATATTATGGAAAGCCGAAACGTCTTGTGCGAGTTCAGGTGACCAAGTAGCACGAAGTTTACGCTCTTCAACAGAAACTGTTACTGAAGTAAGCTGGAATGAAACCTCACCCATTTCAGTTTCAAGTTCGAGTGAATCGTACTCTGCCCAAGCAACCTGGAAGTCACCAGCTGGGTCAATTTCTGTATCAGGATTCAAACCGATGTAACCGCTGATTGTAGTACCCTGGTTCTTGCAAGGCTTTGTAAGGTCAAGCTCAATATAGATGTGTCCCTGTGGGTCGCAAGTAGGAGCATAATCTACAAGACCAGTAGCATATTTCTGAGTAACAACACGGAACTGAATTGATTCACCTTTCTTGAAAGTTGTATACTTAGCATCTTCACTGTCATCGGTGAAATCTTTGGTTGCAATAACCTTCAATGAAGCCAAGAATGACTCTGTATCCATTTCGTTACCGTCAGGACCAGTCAAGTGACCTGCATTGAACTGACTGAAACCACCAACCTTCAACATAAGTGAGCTGATAGAACCGTCAAGTGGGCTAACTGGAATGTCAGCTGGGTCAACATCCTCGTAGTCACCATTAGGAAGGATTCTAACAACAGAAGCATTACCAACCTTGATAGTTACCTTACCCTTTGAGTTGTCGAAGAGGAAGTCATTGTAGAAGAGGTCATAAAGAGTCTTCTTCATATACTTCGTCACCTCAGGAGTCGTAGTATCCTCATCAGTCTGAGTTGGCTGTACTACCTCATCAGGAAGATAGTAACGGTTCTTGCTGTTCCAAGTTCTCTCATCGTTGGCATCGTATGCTACAGCATTACCATCGGCATCGTAAAGACGGTTTTTCTGAGTTCTCTTGTAACCCATAAGACCAACGTGACGGCCGGTATCGCCATCTGTAATCTGAGTGCTGTCAGCGAAGTTCCAATCACGCTCTGAGGTAACAGGTTTGATGAAGAACAACTTACCGATAGGAAGGTTCATAGCCTGTACAGAAACGATGTCGTTAGCAAGCAACTTACTGAACACACGTCTAATCAATGGGAATACAACAGTCTCGAAAGAGCCTGAGTTATCTGATGCAGTAGCCTCATAGATGAGGTGCTTTGCCTGGTTCTCGTAAAGAGTAGAAACAGTCTCCATGATGTGACCCTCAAGACCATTCACAAGTCCGAGTTTCTGCCATCTCTCCTGGATATCCTGTCTGATTTTCTTTTGGGCGTTAAGTTCGATAGAACCGACTGCGCCGCTTGTAAGTAATTCACGCATATGTTTATATACTATTTTCTTTTATTTAATTATAAATATCAGTTAAGTTTCAAAACGTATGTATTTTAGATTTTGTTAAGTCTTTCCATAAGGCTGATAGTTGCCGAAAGGTCTGCTGACTGGTACATTGTTGTTTCTACCAACTTTGTCTTTTTTGATTCAGTCAACTGATTGTCAAGTTTGTTCTCACTTGTATTATTAACCTTGTTTGACTTTTTCAACTCTTCTGAAATTGTATCATAAAGGTTCTTACCTTCATTGATTGTCTTAACTTTGTCAAAACGTCTGATAATATCTTTCTTCTCGTCAAGTGTCGTACTGTTCTCAGTAACCAACTTAATGACGTTTCCGAGGCTGCTGTTCACTACGATTGCCTCTTCAAGTTTTCCCTTGATGGCTTCTGCCACTTTTCTGAGTTCTTGGTTTTCCTTGAAGATTGCGTTGGCTTTCCTCATGATACTTTCTACCTGTGTCTTGCTGTAAGAGTTCTCTCCTGTACCCTTTACTTTCTGACCACCCTCACTTGAATTGCGGAACTGTTTGCCCTTATCGTTTGTGTTAGCGTGTGTCATACCGGTATTTCTTACGTTTGCGCTGTTCTCAGTAGAGGTCATAGTCTCATTAACCTGTTCCTCATTGCATTCGCAAGGATTCTTGCCGCATTTCTCGCAAGCCTCACCCTCATTCACTTTCTTGTCGAAAGGTTTCTGGTCACCCTTGTTAGCCCAAGGTTTCTCAGTTCCGGTTGGAACACCACCATCCATAGAATAAGTGTTTTTCTTGTCTGCCGGCTCATGGTTGTCAGGAGTTGTCATAGCAGTTTCTTTCTGATAGTTGTCTGTATATCCAAGATTCACATTTCCCTCATTGACATTTGCACCCGGTTTAACACTGCACTCATCGGTAGCACCGTCATCACCCAAGTCAATTGAAATGTCATCATCACCCGTTTCCTCTGGTTTGCTTTCACCAGTTGAACCGTTCATGTCAATGATGTACTCTTTGTCAGTCTCGTCATCCTGTAATGTAACAGTGCCGTTGTCGTTTTTAAGGACTCTAACACCATCTTCCGGACCCATGACTTTAAGAACCTTGATAACATCGTCCTTATCCATGCTCGTCAGGTCATACTCACCGTCCTCGCCTTTGTACTGCTCAAGACCACCCCATACATCGTCGCCTGTGGCATCGTCTGCATCGGTTGCAGCACCCTCACCACCTTCTGCGCCTGCAACATTGTCAGTTGCTGCACCGGTATCCTCACCACCATCTGTGGAAGTTACATCATCGGTTGCAGCAGCAGTATCTCCGTCAGCAGGAGTTCCGGCATCGCTTGTAGCGGCATCATCAGCGTCAGGTTTGACCTCTTCCACTTCATAATCATCGTTGGCTTCAGAAATCATTTGACGCAGTTGCTTGTTGATTGTCTCATTGACTACATTCTGCAATGTGTTCTTTGTAGTTTCTTCAAGTTTCTGTGTCAATCTGTCTCTGTCTTCTACGAGATTCTTGATATATTCGCTTCTGATATTATTTTCCATTATGAATAAAATTATTCAGTTTATTTTAATTATAAATATATTGTTTTAGTTAAAAAATCGTATAAATAGTAATAAATAAGATTTTACAAACACAAAATCTTATTTATTTTCTGTATTTTCTCAGAAAGTACATCTTTTTCTGTTTCTTTATTTTCAATAAACGGCTGTAAGTCCTTCATATTCGTGGCAATCCAAGCGTTGCTTGTTGATGGTTCCAAGACATCATCCCATCCTACAAGTTCAAAGTCATCACCGACCATCAATGTACCGAATTTTTGTTCTACACTGCCTACACCTCTTGATGATACACCGATTCTGATACCATCGATAATCATGCAGGCCACCAAGTCACCACTTGTTGAACACACACCATAGTTTTTAAAACCCGGTGATAAGTGCAATTTCATTTCGCCAACAAGTGTTTTTCCTTCCCATCTTAAATCCAATATTCTATGTGCAACATCATGTCCGGATAATGAACTCGAATTACCGGACCATAAACAATGTCCATCATTACACATTGTATAGAATGTATGGTTTTCAACTTCAACACAATAAACACGTCCTTCGTAGTCTTCTTCAGTGACTTTTAGTTTTCTCCTATCAAGTGTTATGTTTTTTGTTAGTGAACGGAAAGTAAAGAACATATTATGGCTATTTTCGCCTTTTATTATTCTGTCTTCAATCATCCTATCTTTATGTTTATTTTCTTCATGGAAAGAACCACAATAACCGATTTTTAATTGTATTTCATTTAAATCTAATGCAAGTCTTTCAGAAGTTGAAAATACATCATCAGAAATATAATTAGTTTTTGATAGACCACGCTTACGTCCATCCCCTAGTACAAACCAATCATAGAATATTTTAAGCATATCCTTTGATTGTTTTTTAACATCATATGGTACGTACTTATCATAACATTTTCCAAATTGTTGGAGATATTTTGCCAGTCTCATATCAAAAATAGAAAATGTTACATGGGATTTATATTGCCGTTTTGTATATTTTAATGGAAATTCATCAAGCATTGCTGCTATTTCATTAACGGTTTCTTTTTTTACTTGATGGATGTGTACAGAACCGCCATGTTGTGTACGTCTGTATTGGCAATCACCTTCTGAGAGATATATTCCCATAAATTTCATCCATATCTCCATAGGTATCACCAATTTTTGCGAATATTTTTCCCTTATTTTTTTACTTGGTATTATTGATAATTCTGCATCTGTAAGTTCGTCTATTACAAATACACTATCTTCAGCACCCTTCCATTCTCCGGTTTTGAATAAATAGCAATGGTTGAAATCCGGTATATTACCGTCTAAAATATCTTGTGCTGTAAAAAATCCTTTCCAATTATAATATCTATCTAATACTGGAAAACGATGGTTTGGTGTTACCTTAATATCAATAGAACGACTTTTTAAATGTATTAGTTTACCTTTATATGGTTCGTCTATTTTCCTTATAACCGGTTTTATTTCAATCTCTTTATTTTCTGTTACTGTAAGAATGTTTTCCCCAACATTAACATCGCTAATGTATTTCCAACCACTTTCTGTTAATATTTTAGTATCGGCAAGTTGGCAGGCCGGATGGTCAAGCGCACCGACAGCACTTCCGCCGGCAACTTGATTTTCCAAATATTTCTGTACTTCTCGTTTTAGAATATTTTCCGGATATATTCTGCCATTGGCATTTTTAATGCCGTATTTCTGGAAAACAGCAGAAACTACAAACTCATCGGGAATAACAAATTTATGGTGGGCTGCAATATCTTCCTTAATCTGACTAACTGTATCAGATTTTCCGATAATGTGTCCATCATGTTCAATAAGAAGTCCAGTACCTGTCTGTCCTTTCTTAATTTCTACTAATTGTTCCCTATTATATAAATGATTCATCTGAATAGCATATTCAATATATTATAAATATGTTATTCAGACTAAATATTACCTCATTCTATTTTAATATTATTTTCGGTAAGTGATTGTGATAAATTTTGATTAAAAAGATACACTATGGTTTGTATATCATCAGAATATTCCTCTATTGTTTTATTTGTTTTCGGCTTCACATATATGTCGTACTTCACATGGCTTTTCTTTCCAAATGCAATGCCGTTTTCACTCATTTCGATACTGCATATATATTTGTCTTCAAATGCCTTTGAATTAAGTATAACCGTTTTGACGTTTTTCTCGAAAATCCTTTTTATTTCAATGATATTTTCAGAAAAATCTTTCTTTTTTATCACAGGTGTTATGGTTGCCCTTGACCTTATATAGAGTATTTCCGGATTATTTTTGTCCAATGTGCCATACTTTGACCTTATGTTTGTATGTCCGTCATTAGGAATCTTAAATTCTTTAGTAGTTCTTTTATTTTCAGTATCCATTAAAAATTCACAAATATACTGCAAATATACTAAAAAATCATGAATTTAACAAATTTTAATACAAAAAAATGTCCTGCCAGCAGTTCTTAATGTATGCATGGCAGGAACTCTTATCATTATTTATATTGAAAAACTACACTCTATCGGCATCAAGGTCTGTTGAGAAACCGACAAGTTTACGGTTAATGAAACCAAGTGTCTTTATTGCAATATAAATACTTCTTTCACATTGTCCGAAATCAGATTTTAACTCTGGGTCTGATTCCACGAATGATGATTGTGACAAGTCATACAATGTTTTCCAAGCCTCTTTCAATTTTATATAGTTCGGATTTATAAGGCTTCTAAGTTTCTTGGCATTTTCAAACTGAATATTGTCGTATGATGCTTGGCCTTCATTGATGCATTCTAAAATAGCATTTCGTAACTGTGGCCTTTTTATTGTTTCCATTTTTATATCTATCAATGTTATTATTTCTGTAATTCCCAATCGATATCCGGATGTTCCTCGAAATATTTTCGACAATCCTCTATTGATTTCTTTATCTCAGGTGGAAGTTGTTCAAAATACTTAGGATGTGTAGTCGCAAAAGTAACAATCATTTTCATATTGTTTATTGGTAACATACCACCGTTATCATCTACCGCATATCCTTCAAAAGAATCAGACGGAGTGAATGATTCATTAACGCCACGTTCTTTATTTTCATTCCACCATCCACGATATTCACCGCTCATCATATTGCTTACTACCATATATCCTACATCTTCCGGATTATAACGGCTTGATAATTTTTTGACATCATCCACTATTTTAGAAGAATCAACATCATCCGGTGTGCTATATGACAATTCACCCATTATCCAATCTCTATTACGTGATTCTTCACCCTTATAACTTTTAGCAAGTTCAGTTGAAAGCGTTTGTACTATGTCATTTGTCATAGTGCCTTCCTGAACAAGCATATTCTTAATCTCTCTAAATTCGGCTGCATCTGAAATAAAACTATTTGTATCATATTTTTTCTTATTTATATTTTCTATGATACGGTTAAGTTTTTCTTTGTTGTTTTCATCACATTCATTTAATTGTGAATTAAGTACCTTTAACGCATTAAGTTTGGCAATATCGAAATAAGCCTCCTTATTATTGATATGAGATAGCTTTTCAACCAGTATTTTTTCATCGTCATTCAAAACAGAATTATATTTTTCGCTGATTTGTTTCAGACCATCGTCATAGACATTATCAACATTTTCATCATTGATGTTTTGATACATACAGTTCTTTTCTATATGTTCTGTAATACAAGTTTTTGCATCTACATAATCATTGATGTTATTTAATGTCTTTTTATTGAACATAATATATTCGATAGCCTCAAAAAGTTCCGCATCTTCATCCGAAAGTTCAACCATTTCATCAAGTTTCATTTCACGGATAAGGTCAATGAACTTCTGGTTGTTTTCAACAACTTGTTTTTTATCAAATTCAGGAATAATGGAAAGTGCTTCATTGACGTATTCTTCTGCATTTGTAACCGATTCAGGATAAACCAAAGCCTTATATAAATCAAACTCAGATTTAAGAACCTTATTCTCCTTAATCAATTTGAGGATTTTCTTTATTTTTCCGTTTTCCTTTTTATTGTTGAACAAATTGGATGTATTGCTTTCAAACACTTTATAAATTGTTCCGAAATTACGGTTTTCACCGTAAAGTATGGCAGTACCCTGTGCAGAGTCTACTTCCTTTTCTGCAAGGTCATACATTCTGTTTGCCTCTTGTCTGTCCCTGTCACCACCTTCGTAGTCACCTTTCTCATATTTTTTCAAGGCGCTGGTCATTAATATTCCGGCCTTGTGGTAAGTATCGTTAAATTCAGCCATTGTATTCTCTTTATATAAAATAAATAGGTGTCTTTAATCGTTTAATGTGTCCAACTGTTTAATCATTGAATTTAAATCTTCATTGATAAGAAAATTCTTCTGATAAATTGGCACATTTTCGTTTATACGGTTTCGTGTATAGTATTTCTGCTTTCTTTCAATAAGTCTATCAGTGTATTTCTTGCTTTTACTGATTATCTCTCTTTGCATATCCCTCTGTTCATTGATGATATTCTTCAGCATATTCCTTACGAAAGATTCTCCCATTGGTGGTGTGGATTCATTATCAGACGGTTCGTTACCTTCGTTGTTTCCGCCGTTATCCATTTCTTCTCCTGCGGCAGCATTCATATCCATTTCGCCTTCAGCACTGGTGTCTTTACCTTCCTCATCCTCGCCAAAGTCGAAATCTTCGCTTCCTACTGCTCCACCACCGATTCCTCCGGCACCGCCACCACCTCCGGGCATACCACCTTCTTCACCTTCCTGTGGCATTCCTTGTGAATATTCGGCACCTGGTTCGCCATAGATATTATCTATCTTGTCAAACAAATTAGTCCTCTTGATAATCTGTGAAGTCTTTTCCAATTCAGCAGCCAATGCTTTTTCAAGTCTTATTTCTTGCAAGTTCTCTTCAATCTCCTTGTCTGACCACCCTAAGATTTCCTTACAAGCCCTTGTCCAAGACATTAATTGAATACCATTACCGGCATCAGAAATAGCGTCTTTCGCTGTTGTTACTTTCTTGGCCATGTTTTCCAACTCAAGCATTTCTGCTTGTGAAGATGGATTATTCATTGTAAGGCTGAAATTGGTTAATTCGTCCTCAAAACCTAACAAGTAAAGATGAATAATACAGATTTTATTTAATTCCATAAGTAACGCCTGCTGGATTCTATTGACGGTTCTTGTAAATCTTACATCAAGTAATGAAAGGTTTTTACCATCACCGGCCGCTTCTTCAAAATTAAGGAATGATTTAGGAACTCTCAATGCAGTAACGAGTTTATTCTGTACGAATTTAATGTCATCCATAGCAGTCATGTTCTGTGCGCCCTGCAAAGTATCAATAGGATTGCTTGCATTGTCATCACGCACCGGAATGAAGAAATCCTCTGATACATTAAGAATATTTTTCTTTAAATCTAATTGGCCGGTCATTGGGTCAATAATTGGTGTTCTTTTGAAATTGTTGGCAATTTCTTCTACGTAAGCAGGTACATCAGCATCATCAATAGCACCAACGTTAATTTTGAATACACGTCTTTCAATTGAACGTTCAAGACGGTAAATAAGCATCATGTCTTCCATCATTGAAAGCATACGCCAGTGTCTTCTTGCTTTGTTCAAATAGCTGACCCCGTATGGTAATAAAAGAGAGTCATAAAGCAGTCTGAAATGTGCAATTTGCCAGTTACGGTAAGGGATAAATTCAGTTTGTCCTACCCATACGAATTTAGTTGCATCTGTTTGATTTAAATCTATGTTATTAAGATTTACATACGCAGCAGCATATGGGTTTTCCATTCCGTTTTCATAACGTTCTATCTCATAAACCGGAAGTTGTCTCCAATTTACCACACCGTTTTCACTATTAATGTCAAGAAGCAAAAACGTGTTACCATATTTACACATACTACGGCAAATCATAGGTAACATTACATTAATCTGAAGCCTATTAACAAGCAAATCCTGTATGATTGATTTTACTCTTTCAGATTTCGACGTAACATTAACCATAAATCCGTTTTTAGGAATATAGCATGCTTCTTCAGAGACGATATCAAGTGCCGTACCGATTTCCGGGAAACAGTCCATAAGGTCTGCATCCCTATACATCATTTTAACTTCGTTAAGACCGGCAAGAGACTTATTTGTTAATTCATAATTAGCCTTTTTCCATTGCCTTGCCATAAGATGCTGTTGTTTAAGTTGCAGCATCTTATTATCATACTCATCCTTGTTCTTCGTTCTGAAAAGTATATCTGAACCGTCAAGTCCATATGAATTTACTTTTTTGACAGCATTAGGTATATCATTGCTATTTGACAGTATATTTGTCAATTTTTGAAATATTGTTGGTTTTGTTGGCATTGTATACAATCCTATTTAATATAAATATAGTTATGTGGTCATTGTTTTTCAATTGACTATTTTTTGTACTTTCCTACTCCACCAAGCAAAAGCATGGCAGCAAACCTCGCTTTTTCCTTATTTCTCATTTGGACATTGCTATAGAATGGCATACGTTTTTCTGATGACATCGTTACTTTGTTTTCAAGTTTACGTGTTCTAAAGTCAGAGTTATTACTGTTGTTCACATACCATGATTGAACAATTTTCGTATCCTTGTGTTTACTTTTCTCATTTCTTAACATATAGAATACTGCAATAAACAATCCCATTGCAAGACATGTCAGATTGTCATCATGTGCGCCATCTTGGTGATTTGGTCTACCATTCTTGAATACCCATGTTTCCAATTCACTGATTACACGCATACTTCTAACCCTAAACGAGTTGTTTTTAAGCATTTCGACAAAGTTACTTATTGTCTGTATTCTTAATCCGTTACTTCTAAAACCTGGTAATGCTTCACCTGCTTTCTTGTTGAATTTAGAAGCCGTTATTTGCGCAGTATAGTTTTTAAGTGTAGACTCATCATAATATAAATTTGGGTATCCTAGATTCATAAGTGTCAATACAGCAGCATCACCATATCCACCGATACATTCTACCACTACTAATGCATCATTATATATTCTACCATATTTGTCGATTAGACCTCCGATTTCTTCACCGTTTATTTTTCCGGAATATTCAAGAACTTGGTCAAAATAAGGCAAACCATTTTCATCTATTGCATCAATATCAATAACTTGTATGGAAGTTCTGTCTTCACCACTGCCAGAACTAGGGTCACATGCAAGCAGATATCTATGATTTGGAATAGGGTCTTTCCAAATCCAAGTCTCATTAATTAATTGGTCTTTTAATGGCCATTCTGCTGTAATTGGGACAACATTTTGGTTTTGATGCATCTCAATTACCTCTGGTGATACAACATTATCAGAAGAACCAAGGAATGAAACAAGTAACTCTTGTGCAATCATTTGTTGGTCGTTATTAAAAGATTTGCACATATCTTCGAACCACGGTGAAGTAGGTGTCCATCCATTTCTTTCAAGGTTTTTCCATCTTTCCTCGTTGTATTCAATGTTACCTTTCTTATCTATCACAAAATCAACATCCCATAATATCTCTCCTGTTTTATCATCTTTTTTGTACCATTTGAGGTTTTTATTATAACGTGGGTCTTGATAAAACTTAAATTCTACAATGTAGAAATTATTTTCACCACTTAATGCCTGTGAATATGTACGATAATATAATGGGTCTTTACCATTTGGTGTTGAAATCATCAAACACTTAGGATGTTCAACTGCTGATTGTGAAGCCCTTGCACTAGTATAAGCAGCAACAGAATCAGCCAAGAAAGCTGCCTCGTCAAGAATTAAGATAGTGGTACTTGAAACACCACGGGCACTGTGTGGTCCTGATGCACGGGCATAAATTTTACAACCATTAAATAATTCAATATAGTTTTTATTTCTTTTTATAAAAACTGATTTCAAATTTTTTGGATTATCTGGGTCTGGCGAATAATAGTCACCACCCCACATCCATCTTGGAACTTGGTCTATAAACCCGACTATTTTATTGGTTAACTCTATTGCTTGGTCTAATTTATTAGCAATACATAGAATTGTTTCTGGTGAATTTTTATCCGCAAATACACATTGTCCGCAAGCATATGCAGCCGATACTGTTGAAATCCCTGATTGTCGACATTTTACTGTTACGACTTCATTTTTTTCAGCACATGCATGCAAGTATAACTTTTGTTTTGGAAAAAGTATAAACGGAACTTCACTGCGTTCCATAGCATTAAATGTATAAAGATAATTCTCAATAAAATATATCCTTGATTTATCTTGATAACATTTTATATATTCACTTTGTTTACTCATGGTTCTTTTCTATAAAATTATATAAATAGAAAGAAAAAATCAAAAGTTACTTTATTAAAACAAAAAAGTCACTGTTTTTTTCAGTGACTTGTTATTATTTAATTTGGAAATGGTAGTGTTCCGAAATACTTTTTACATTTTTCGTTAGTGCATCTGAAAATCGGTTCACCTTGTATAAACACGCCTACTTTTGAACCACACTTATCACATTTTTCCGGAACAGTTTCACCTTTATCGTTTTTGCGTGGTTTGTTTTTCTTTTCTTCTATATTAGTAAATTGACCTACGCTGTCTGATATTAATTCCTCACTTGTATAGTAGCCATCCTCAATTTGATGTCCGTCATCCCCATGTTGCATGAAATCATTAAATTCATCCTTGTCTTTTTCAGACATTATTTTGGCTACTATGTTTTTAAGTATTTTTTCACCCCTTTTGGTTTTACCGAATATTTCTCTCAAACAATCATTAAAAGTATCGGTAGGAAGTTCTGCTAATGTCATCAGGAAAAAATTAGGTTCTACAACATCTAAATTTTCAATTTGGTTGGCAACTATTTCCCACAATGCACTTCCAAGTCTCATATCCCACAATTCGGCTAATTTGAAATCAGATTTCTTAATGACATATTCCGCTTTTTTCCTATCTTCCGGGAGTCCGTGTGCGATTGCAAGTTCTAATAATCCTTTTATTGTTTCTTCAAGAAGTATAGGGAAAATTATACCTTCAGACTCAATTTTTACCATATTCTGAGGCATGTCCATAGTTACATCTACTTTACCGGCTTCTATTGTTTCATTATCTTCTTTTAATTTGTCTTTTTCAAAGAACATTAAAATTTCATTAAATTTGATAATTTTCTTATATAAAGCCGGAAGTTCACTATCTATTTCAAAAAGTTCTTTGATGTAAGAAGATATGTTGTTTGAATAATACATTGCAGCACCTGTTACAAGTGCATTTAGCATTCTCCTTTTATAAATTTCATCACTAAGATGATTCATATCTTCGATGCTGTCAAAACTGAAATCGCTTGTTTTCTCCGGTAATAGTCTTTGATTATCGTCATTAACCTCATTTACAATTTTTACATTTATCTGAACGGTATCTTCAGGAATACTAAATAATTCGCTGACGATATCTACACAAAGTTGCTCCAATGCGGATGTATTTTTAGACTCTATTTTTTTGCATTTTGTAAGCAAACTTCCAAGTTCAGATTTAAGTTGTTCGATATCGGTTATTTCTATATTTTTAACAATATCACTAAACTTATTGGCAACGGCATTTATGATGAACTTTTCCTCTTCTTCTGGTGGATAAGCAGGATGTTCACCAAGTGATGTCTTATTGTTGTTTAATGAATTTAATATATAACGTGGAAGTTCTAACATATTTTAATTAAGCTGAATGGAAGTTTCTTATTTTGAAGTAGAAATTATCGTAGTTAATTACACACTCGTTATTTCCTTTCTTAAAATAAAGGTCTATATCCTCATCGTCATCTTTATTCATGTCTGAAATGCTCCATCCGTTTTGAGCCATAACTTCGATTATTTTTCTTGTAGAGCATGATTTGAAACCTTGTCTCATAGTTCCAAGAGGTCTCAATGCAGCACCAACTTCTCTTACGATATATTCCTCATAAGTAGGTTCTCCACCAAAGTCATTCATTTCAGATTCGCAAACTTTTTTACCAAGACGTTTGACAAATTCATTCACTTGGTAATAGTCTGAATTTTGTTTAAATTTTTTCAGACGATTTTCCATCATCTGTTTTTTCGTAATTACCTTTGATTCGTTTGATGGTGGAATCTGTATGGTTGCTTTCTTGATGTCAACACCTGACTTTTGTGCTTGTTGTTTTGTCGTATCGACTGCTTTTTTGACATCACCACCGGCAGCATCGACATCGGCATTAAGAGTAATACCCTCACTTAATGCATATTGTCTCTGTTCCTCTGTTATTTTAATTTTTCTCATATTTGCGCAAATATATAAATAAATAGGTGATTAAATTTATTAAAAATGCCTCCTTTGAATTGGAGGCATTATATATTACTTAAAACTTGGTGAAGTGAAAGGTTTCTTTTTGTAACCAATATCTGTAATTGGATTCTGCATCGTGTTCGGCTCTTCGTTATCCTGCATTACTTGATTGAATATCTCATCAATTTTTTGTTTATTGGTTTTGTCCACACTTTCGCCCATGTTATTACTCATATCGTTCATTCCATCATCCATCGGTGGCTGTTCTTGTTGGGGTGTTTCCTCCGGAATGGAATAGTTTTCTTCAGTATCGTCAGATTTCACTTTATTGAGGATTTCGTTTGTATCCTCCGGTGATAATCCTTCTACAGCTTGTTTGATAATCATTCCTGCCACGTATTTTCCAAGGTCAGCATCAGGTTGTGGTAAATTCTCATTATATGAACGAAGTGATTGGCTTAATTTACCTGTAAGTTGTTGAATATATTTTTTAGGGTCTGTTTCCTCATTTGCTTCAACACCCGCATCGAAATTACTATCAAATGGGTTATCCCCATTATTTGCCATGTCATTCATATTGTCCATTGGCATACCACCGGTTTCATCACCCATAGTTGGCGTGTTATCCATTGGTGGTTCTGCCATTGGCTCGGCCGGTACTTCTGGCTCTGATGGAAGTTTTATGACTTTTCGCTCACTT